GGGCACAGACAGATACTGCGCCAGTTGCACCACCAACCATAAGACAGTATCCACGCTCCAGACCGTAAACACCACCGCTAGTACCACAGTCAATAAATTGGATACCCAACTTAGAAAGCCTTTCTGCTCTCCGTCTAGAATCCTTAAAGTTGCTATTGCCATGATCAATAATAATATCCCCGTCGCCAAGTAATGGTAGTAACTCATTGAGTGTGTCCTCTACTAATTCTGCAGGAATAACAAGTTGAAAGATACCCGGTGCTTTACCAATCTGACCATCTTGATGATGAACTTGTTTGACAAGGTTTTCAATATCAGTGGTGACTCCACTAACATAACCTTTTTCAAATGCCTCTTCTGCTTTCTTGTAGTTACGTCTGTAACCCCAAACTTCAATGTCCTCTTTCATCATACGACGAGCCATACCCTCGCCCATACGACCCAAACCAATCAATCCAACTTTCATTAATTACCCCCTATATTTTATTGGCCATGTTAGTTCCATTACAGAAATTAGCAACACTATGAAAGCAAATACGAACAATCCACTTAACATTAGTAAAGTTCTTCCTCTGCCTCCCCCTGAACTACACAATCAGATTCAGGATATGAAACACAAAGAAGTGCAAAACCTGCTTCAATCTGATCATCATCAAGGAAAGATTGATCTTCCTGATTTACTGTTCCACTTAAAATTTTACCGGCACATGAAGAACAAGCACCTGCGCGACAAGAATATGGTAAATCGACTTCTGCCTCATCAGCAGCATCAAGAATATATTGATCTACTTCGCAATCAAAAGTGGTTTCTGTTTCTGGAAGTTTTAGTGTAATTGAATATGCCATTAGTTATTTTACGTGAATATTGCCTGTCATTCCTGCTCCCTGATGAGGACCACAGAAGAAGTCATAGTCTCCAGCATCCGCAAATAAAATATCTTGCGATTCACCAGGACTAAACATCAGTGATTCTCTTGAGAGATCAGCACGACCCTCAACAATAATATTGTGAGGAGGTAACATACCATTTACAAAATGTATAGTTTCACCCGCATCAATTGTAACATCAGATGGATCAAAAATCAAATTTCCATTTGATCCCATTGTGATATCAACAGCATATGCCATCTTCGGTAACAAAAATATCATAGCTGCTACAACAGCAATAATTATGCCGCTAATAAACTTCATGTGAGTATTTGCAACTACACTATCTATTACATTCGTATACCGTGATACCTACTATTTGTTCGCACTTCCTGACTTATCATTTCACTAAATTCATCACAGCATTTACTCCATTTTTCTCTTACTTCTATATGTTTAAGATCATTATTTTTCCATAAGCAATGCCATTCCCTCCAAATGATAGCACATTCGTCGGATTTTTTCTGTAGATGGGGTTCCCTATACATCGGAAACCTATCCAGTTTTGACGTAACTATTTACACAAAAAAGGGGTGTTACCCCCTCTGTGTTAGCAATCACTAATCAATGAATTTACCTGTGATCCTGCTTCAGATCCAATTTTTTGTCCTAGTAATAGTGCCCAACCACCAGCTAACCATCCAACATAAGGAATACTAGAAACAGCAGGAACAGCAAGACCAGCAGCAACACTAGTTCCTGCCATTGCACCTTGTGACCGTGCTCCAGCGTCCGCCGCTATACACTCTGCGCTTACACCTCCGGTCTTTCCCAGTTCACCTATTTCACCTCCCATATTTCTAGTGCCCTCTCTGGTGTACTGATCACGACGATATTCTGTTCTTTGCTCTCTTCCACCACCAAAGAATCCACGTTGTTCTTTGTCTAGATTTAGACTCCTTTCTGACTCTAGAATCTTAGGATCATCTGCATGATACTCAATACGGTAACCATTCTTCCCTGCCTCTATTTTATAAGAAGAATGTGGGCCATTAGGAATATTGATTGTGGGAACTTCAACAACCCTTTCAGGTTGTTGTCTAATAACATATCCTAACAACCCAACGTGAGCAATTGCTACAATACTGCCAACACTAATTGCGGCCCATTTAAGAGAAGGTTTCATGGTTACATCTTGTACGTGTCTTTAGGATCTGGTGTATCAACCTTTAAGGTAACTGGTGCTTGCTCAATACGAAGAGTTTGATGTGGTGCAGTTTGTGCTGCCTTTTCAAT